TTCGTTTGTGGCTCTTTCTGAATTTTCGGTGATCCTAGATAGTTCATCAAATATTGCAAAAAAAAAGGTGCTGACATTTGCATAAACCACTCACCAAAAGCTAATACAGCAAAATTGTCATTGAGAAACTCTGTTTTATCTTGTAGGGTGAAATTATCATCCAAAATCATCAAAACTTCAATTGCATGAAGTGTTAAATCATATAAGACATTAGGGTCTGCAATGACAACTTCAGACCCACCTATCATGGTGACATTTCTGTAAATAGGCCGCATCATAAAAAATAAGCGGCATTGTGATTTATCCGTCTGGCTTAGTTCATAAAAAGAAACCTGCTTGGTAACAGGTTCTAATTTTGGCTTCGGGGGATTAACCGAACTATCGACACCTACCACATTGAGGTAAGTTAACTCTTTTTTAAAAGTATTCATTTATTGAGGTTTTAAATGATCCATTATGTTGCTCCGTTTACAGCAAGGGCGTTCCATTTTAAAGAAATTTTCGAATCCTTATCTTTTGCTTTGATGCTTATTCCTTCATCATTAATATTTAATCCAGAATAAACCCGAACAAAAGGAGGTGTTCCTCCTAATGAAACTATTGAAAGGTTCGCATTTTCTATTTGCGTACCCTCAACCATCCCGGCAGTATCAAGCAAAGTATTCATTTCGCCTACCTGTAATTCAAAACTACCTGAGAATTTTGCAGAGTTTCTTTTTATGGCAATCGGGTCGGTTTGCCCAATTGCATATATATCCTCAGATTCCCTGGCAGCATTCATATCAATTCCTAAAGCAGATTTAAGAATATATGTTTGCCCATTATTCAGCGTAAAGATTATTTTAAAATCGGCGGCTGAAAATATCGATCCTGTTGCGTCAAGTCCCATGTTTTTAGTTTTATAATTGTGTTACAAATTCAATAGTTCCAGAAACATTACCAAGAGCTGGGCTTGCGACAATATAAAGAACAAAGGTCAAAAGCCTAGTTGACGAAAAATTAACCCCGGTAATTGTCATAGTCGCCCCACTTATATCATTACTTAAAATCAATGGATTAACATAAGTAGTCATAAACTGACGCTGTTTGTTCGTGCAATAACCTTTGTCTAAATTTCCTGTAGAGGTTTCCACGGGCAAATTAGAGCCTATTTCATCAGTAAAAAAGGCTAAAGCATCCGAACTTAATTTATTGGCAATTCTATTAAATTCAAGTGTACTTAATGCCAATTCAGAACTACATGCCGTTGCGCCATCATTCCAAAAGAATCCAGCTTTCCCAAACCATGTACGGGCAAAAATGTACTGTTTTGATCCCAAACTTTCAATATAAGTTGGCGTTAAACTTTGAATTGCAGTTGAGTTCCAAATGACATATCCACCGGCAGAGGTCGTAAAAGTAGTGTGATCTGTTACTGCTACAAAAGAACTGCCCACAACATAACTTGCGCCATTGTATGTTATTGTTCCACCTGCAACTGTATAAGTTTGCCCAACGATTAAGGTGCCTGTCGAGGCTGCAACATTTAAGCCATTAGTTAAATACATTGTGTCGGCTACAACTGCTCCGTCAGCTACTTTTCCAATACTTGTACCAACTGTTATTCGTGCTATTTTACCAAGCAAAAGGCCTATTGAACTTATGCCATTACCTTTTGTTCCGGTAATACAAACCCCTACATTATAATTAGTACCTGTATTTAAAGTGCCAATTGTAGAAGGCGTAACCGTAGAAGACATTTGACATCCATCAATCACCCCGCAAATATGATAGCCTTCATCAAATAAAGCGGCCAAAGCTGTTTTAAATAATGGAATAGCAGTTGTTACATCTGCGAGAAAATCTGTTGCGTGCTGTTCTGCGGTAGGTGCTTTATAGCAAAGACCAATTACTTTAATCTGATTTAATGGATCAGCAATAGCCGTTCCGCGAATCATAGATTTAAAGGTAGTACTTGCTACATAGGTTGAATAATCAGTAGTGGTGGCAAGTCCGGTAACCCAAAGCTTCGCCCCGTCGCCTGCTTGTAAGTAAAACTCTGTTACATGTTGATAAACTTCTGGATTATTTGCGGCAGTTATTCCAAGGGTAGTTAAGTCGGCTACCTCAGTTAATAAATACGATGTCCCTAAAACGAATGTCGTACTTACGGCAGTAGCTTGCACAACAATACCCATTACTCCATCATCGCTCGCAGGAATACCAAGGGGGGTATTTAAAACCGTAATATTTACTATATGTGATGCCATAATTTTTTTAAGTATTAAAGGCAGGCCATGTGACCTGCCTTATATATTATTCTTTGTCTGCCTTAGCTGGTCGGCCAGGCTTTTTTGTTTCTTTTTCTTCACTTACCTTTTCTTCCGGTTCATCGGATTCAATGGATAAAAAGTTATCATTTGTTTTTGTCCGATACTTTTCGGCATTTTCCTGAGCTTTTGCAGCAAGTAACGCTTTTTCGCAAGCCTCTACATTTTCAGGAATTTGATTTACATGAGTCAAATACAAAACATAAGTTGCACTTTCATTCCCATGAGCTGCATAAGTACGGGCTATTTGCGTACGCTGGTGTTCTAATTGAACAGGATTTCCTTGCTCATCAGTTGTTTTATCAACATAAATATTCCCGTCACCATGCAAATAAGCGTGACCATACTTCTTAATTGTTTTTGGAAGATAATTTTTTAAGTGAATTTCGAGTACTTTAAACATAATTTTGAGGTTTTAAAATTAATTAATATTGACGTTGCCAGAATTTCCATTCAAATTCTTGTAATTTAGCTGTACCGGCAGTTCTTACAAATAAAATTCTGAATTGTCTATAATATTTAGATACAGACGTTTGCGTTTGAGTAGCTGAATATAAATCATGTCGGTAAACTCCGGCAGTATATTTAGTTGTATCAAATAACAAAGTGCTAGTCGGTTCAGTTACAAGTGAGAATCTTATGGTTGTATCATGAGTAGCCGACGTTGTGCCAGTATAAATTATACTTGTAATAGTTGTCCATGAATCATTTGCAAATTTTTTGCCTTGTAAATAAATCAATACCCGCGGAGTGCTGACAGAATCAATTATAAACAATCCATCATATTGAACTGGATAAGTTTTATTCAATGTGAATAAAATAGCAAGACTATCTTTTGTTGAAGAAACTCTATCCAAGGAAGATTCACCCGTATAAGCAAGATATTGGTTATCTTGAGAAAAAACAAAGGGAACCGTTCGATCTTGAGCAAATAAACTAATTGTTATTGCTACTAAAAATGTCAATAAAAATATTTTTTTCATGTTTTTTATGTTTTAAAATGGGGTAGTTATTATTAAACTACCCCATGATTAATTATTAAACTGGTTGGCCTGTTGATGGGCCATAAGTATAAAGCAATGCCCCATTACCATTAGCACGCATTAAAGTTGCGCCTGCACGAATATCGGCGGACATTTTATATCCATAAGAGGTTGGGTCTTGAATCATGAACACGTCAAGATTTGCAAGCCCAATACCGGCCTGATCTGGAACAAGGGCCAAACCGGCAGAAATACAAGTTGCTGGAACAACTCCCGTAGAATCAACAACTGCATAAGATGCGGCAGGATTAACAAGGGCTACTTTTGAACGGGTACGGAGTTTGCCATTTTTATAGCTTACTAATTCGTTGCCCTCAGAATTCACGAAACGGGTCAATAAAGACTTGGTTTCAGGATCACCGGTAATGTATCTGTCCATGGTAGGATCGTTAACAACAACAAACTTAGTACCTTCTGGGTAGTTTTGTTTTTTGAAAATCTGATCCATTACCAAAATATCACTTAATACTGGTTTTGCTAACGTTCCTGTATAGGCTGTATTTAGCAAGAAACTATCAGGATCGGTAGAAGCTGCAATTGTAAAGTTTTCAGTACCTTTTGTTTTTACAATATTTGCGGCAGGAATCAAAGAAGCCAGCGTGTAAATAAGGTAGTTATCAATTGTGGTATTGAACTTTAACATTGCTTGTGCCCATCCAGTAGCCTGTTGATCGTAGCGTAACATCGCCATTAAAAGAGGCTGCCATAACATAGGCTGCAAATAGAACGAAGATAAAGTAAGCGAAACAGCTGTATCAGTATATTCGTAATTAGCCGGAGTGCTTGGACGAGTACCTTGGTAAACCAAAGGATCAGCGGCAATATTGGCAAAAATCAACCCTTTATTTTTACTTGTCGATTGCGCAGAAAATACCGGTATTTCAGATTTCCACTCAGCACTTGGGAAAAGTGCAAGCAAGAAAATAGAAAGCCATTCAACTGCAATAAGGTCTGGACTGGCCAAAAGATTATCGGTTGAATCCAATTCGGTATAATTTTGTAACTTACCAGTAGCAAAATTCATGAAATCTAACTGCTGAGAATCGAACCGACTTGCAAGTTGCGCCAAACTTTGTTTTGGGATACTGCGATTACCGGACTTATCAGAAAAGCTAACTTTTTCTGCAATAGCTCTAAGGCGTGGATCATTCAAAACAGAATGAAGTAATGTCCTGTGATCTTCAGGATTGAATGTTTTACCTCCTGACATGGTTACACGGTTAATGATATTTAAACCATCGACTTTATTACGAAGTTCGCTGAAGGAAGGAACATTTGTCCCGCCCATTACGATTTTCGCTGTTTTTTCGGCGAGCTTCAGCCCTTCAGCTGCCAGCTCTTCTTTTGTTTTAATTTCTGGCATTGTATTAGAATTTAATTTTGTTTTATATTTTTCTTTTTTTGCTGCAATAGCATCTTTTATAACCTTTGGGAGTTCGCCCGAATATTCAGCTTCCAGTTTTTCAACTTCGCTCGAATTATTACAAGCCTCAATTTTAGCAGCCATTTCGGTTTCTTTTTCAGAATCTTCTTTAGCTTTTTTAGTTGCCATTTCGGCCTCATCAGATTCCATTTTAGTTTCAACCTTTTCGGTTGCTCCTGATGGCTGTTTTCCTTCGGGTAATTTATCAGTAGTTTTTACAGGCTCATCGCCATCCGGTTCTTTGTGCATCGGATTTGTGGCAAATATGCTTTTTACGCCATTTATGATCGTTGATTTAAGTTCTGTTAAGAAACTTGGATCAGATTCTAAAATGACATGTTTTACGGGAGGAAATTCCTCTTCGGCCTTAATTTCGGGTGTTTGTTTTGCTTCAACTTTTGGTTCAACTTTCGATTTTACCTTAGTTTCGGTTTCGACAACTTCCTGAACTTCGCCTTCTTTTTTTTCTGGCATTTTAATTTTACTATTAAAGGTTAATATTTCAGCTTCATTCAAAATTTCTTCGGGTGTATATAAATAAGGACTATTTAATTGAAGGGCAGTGGCATTGCTTCCTATTGGGGTTAAGGAGGCTTCATAAGTTAAGAAATATTCAGATTCCCAAAACCCTTTATCATTTTTAGCTTCCTGCCCATATCCTGATTGTTTTTTAATGCAAATTCCTCCAATAGATGAAGCTTTTAAATTACCCTCTTCATAAAGTGTTTTGAATTTTTTTGCCTCTGGGATATTTGAAAAAACAGGAATTGCAGACCATGAAATACCATCAAATTGCAAATCCTCCCAATGTCCTATTGGTGTATCCAAAAGGATAGGGTCTTTGCCATGATGATAAAGCATTATAGGATTAGAAAGGAAGCGTGACCAATCAATAGTATTGTTGCGAATTATACCTCCCTGATCGTTAGGGACTTCATTAGTTAAAATAATTCTTTTTTGCTCAACTTCCATTTATGTAGAGTTTTGGTAAAATTATAGATGTTAAATCGAATTAATTTCGTATTTTTGTACGAATCAAAAACTATTCATGTATATTAATGGAAAGAAATTAAAAGAATTACGAATTAATAAAGGATTGAGCCGATTCGATCTTGCATTAGAATGTGATATTAGTCCATCATCTATTGAAAAAATTGAAAAGAATGAAAGGTCTGGATTAGGAGTTGCTTATAAACTAGCTAAGTTTTTTAATATTAAAATTGAGGATTTAATATAAAAACGAAAATAAATGAAGCTAATAAGATTATTGTGAATAATGGTTAGTGTCTAAATTCGTTTGAATTCAATACCCTTACGAAATCTGCCTACCATAACAGTGTAGGGGCTTTTTTAAAATTTAAAGTTTAAAATTTATGACGATTAAAATTATTTTAGGCATTTGGATTATTTGTTTTCTATCATGGCTCATACTTCAATTATGGGAAACAAATATAATAACCATGCAAAGAGTTTTGATAGGGAGTTTTTTAAGTTTAATTATTTATCTAGTTCTTTATTGGTGTTTTCATTAGTCAGTTTATATCGGTAATTGTCTAACTGTTAATAATGTCGCATCTGAATATTCGACAAATGTTGTATCTGTATTCAATCCGATGGAGGAATAATTTATTTGAAGCCCTGGCATTATTCCATTGCCTGATTTCAATTCTTGAGCCTTAATAATCCCGTTAAAAGTAAGTTTAAAAGAATATTGGCTTACAGTATCGGCAAAAGCATTACTTAGCCATGATTGCAAATTAAAATGTTTGGTAATATTATCGACAATATTCCAAGCATCGGTTGAGGTTCCAAAGTCAGGCGACATTTCGGCATTAGCATCAATAAAATAAACCCTTATTGTCCAGTCCCATTCTTCTTGAGTAACTCCTCCTGGTAATTGTGTATTATCAGGACTGTCATTTATACCTAAGATAATCAAAGGTGACATATACATAGGCATATTTTCTTCTTTGAATTGAGTATCCCGCAAAACAGTTGCTCCCGTTGTGGCAAATAGTGATTCAAGTTCTTTTGAAAAACCTTCAAATAATTGTCCTATCATGAGTGAAATAATTTAATTTTCTTTTGTT